TTCCTGCCCCGATCAAAAGGGCCGTACTTGCTGCTGCCACTACCTAACCCCCAGCATGAAAGATTTTTCTTTGAATTGAAAACCCATGCCAGCCATGAAGTTTCCGCTGACTTCAGTGTCAGAATGTAGGCTCATTTTCACAACGTCTGCGTTTTCTTTTGCCCACTCAACATAGCTTTCAATCAACGCTTTGCCTGCCCCCTGGCTCCGGTAATCTTTTCTGACGTACCAAATAAGCTCAATAGCCATTCTGACTTGAGGGTTGAAAACATGTGGCACGACTGTTGCGCCCAATAGTCCTGCACGCACACCGTCTATCTCAGCTATTTTGAAAAAGTCTTCCGCCACTAATTTTTCGATCAGCTTATAAACGTGGGCGCGGTCCATTAGCGCAAACGGGGCTTTATATGACGCCGCAAAAATTTCAGCCTGACACATTAGCCAAGCGATATCTTTTGGTTGTGCGTCCTTGATTTCGACCATTACCTGTCCTGTGTGTGCATCTGCGGCATTATCGCCAAAACCCTGCTCGGCAACGGCTGTGACTGCCTAAAGCATATCTCGTTTTCAAAATCATAATCAGCTTCAAGTGTTTCGCTGATAATACCTGTGAATAGCCCGGGCGCTCTTGAAAGCTTATCCGCCGCTGTTCGGAATGTGATATTGGTAAGGTCCGTAAAACTTGTTCCAATTTGAAGGCCCAAACTTCGGTTCAGCATAAACCCTACTCGGTGTGTTCTTCGTGTTTTACCGAAAGACGTGCCGTCAGCAGACCCGGCGTTAAACCTTAGAAGCTGCCCGTCTGAATTATACCCGAGCCCTACATGGACAGTCGTAGCTTCCTGCTGCAAAGTGATTGAACCACCGGCTACTGTGCGGTTTGGTTGAACTGCGCCGTCACCGAGGATTGTGACTTGTTCCCCTTCTAGGTGAGAAAGCCCCGATATGGTGGTGACGAACTTCCTGGCTTCGCCCCCGCTCACATACGTTGTGAACGTCGACGAATCGACGTTGTTGCCGTCTAAGTCTTGAAGTTCAAAAGTGTTTGCGGTTACGTTTGCAACTAGATACGAATTTGTGTTTAGCCCGTCCATGCCCAAAACGCTGCCAATAAGGACCTTATCGCCGTTACTGAGCCCGTGAGCGGTAGACGTTACTACCGCGGGATCAGCTTTAGTCACGTTGCTAATGGCTAGGGGGGCATCATAGGTGAGACCTGAGTCCACAAAGAACGCATCTCTTTGCTCGGTGAATTCGTCAAACGGCTGTTTTAAATATTCGACATATCTTTTTACGGCGCCATTAACATACCGCTGGACAATAAGCCAGAGTTCTTCAGCGTTCCCGTCGCTGGTAGGAATGACAATCGCAGACTCGACTTTCGTTGCGGTTCCGCCTGCATCACTTACACCGCCCAGTATGTGCCTGTGCCATGCAGCATTGAAGTTTTGAGTTGTGCGCTCATAAGTGACACCTGTCAGTACGCCGTCGCTACGGACAACCCAAACAATCGGCTGCGGCTCTTTTTGCACCGCTATCTCAACCACGCCTTCGCCCGTTATTTCTTGATTCAATACGGTCAAATCTTCAGCTCTGAAACCGTCTACATCGAAATAGTAGGAAAGCTCACGGATTTTTCGCCCGGCTCTTTGAACAAAGATTCCTGCTTTTACGACCTGCACGGGTTGGATGTTTGCCGATCCGTAAGTTGTTGATCGCTTGGCCGTGATGTTCGCAGGCGTCAGCGCTTCCACATTAGAAGAAGGTCTGACAATCCATTCACCGCCAACGGTGCCCACGATAAGACCTTTTTCATCTGAAAGCGCCCACTCAATGGCGTTGACGTCGTTAGCGTTTAAAGTGGCGCTGATCGAGTTAGTGGCCGTCGCCCCGGTGCCATCAAACTCAGTAGGGCTGAAAGTCGTGTACTGCCCTGTGCGCGAAAGATCGATTCTTTGAGGCGCATCTGGCGCCCCACCAAAAAGCAGCCGGTCTTCATGGAAATTCACAACGCTTGGAAAATTGTCGATTCGGTAAAGCCCTAAACGCCAAAAGCCCGTGCCGCTTGTCGCGTTTGAAGGCAGCCCTTGAAGAACTACCGCTTCAACTTGTGTGGCGCTTAAAACATTTGTTATCCGGCAGTAACCTGCGTTGCCACTTGAATCTTCAAACCGGATCAGCCTGTTGACGTCTCGTGATGAATCAAATCCTGCGTCGTTGTTAATTCCCGTGGTCGCGCTCGCCGTAACAGTTATCGAGCTAACAAGGGCTGACGCCGTCAGCGTCGTAGCTGCTGTGTTTAAGTCAAGGTAAGGCCCGTCGATAAAAGTCAAAGTGTTCAAAGTCCAATTAGTGTCAGATAGCCTTGAAAGAACTTGAGGGTCGTAATCTGGATGCACAAAATACAGCACGTCTGCACTTTGAATATATCTGACTTGAAATATGTCGGCCTCGGCAAAAGGACATGTAATCTCATAAGGGCTTCCGCCCGATTGAATCTGCCCGTTGTCACGATAGAATCTTAAATATCCGTCGCCCATTTCAATGGCGTAGGCTTGCTCAGTGGAAAATTCAAAACGAATGAGCCTTGACTTACTGGTACTCGCTTTAGTCTCCGAAGTGAAAGCAGATCCGGGACGGTTAAAAAGATCACCTTGCAAAGTGGGAATATAGTTCTTGCAAAACTTTAACGCCTGCCGATATCTCGGCAAGTCGCTTCGTCCTTCAAGTCTAGCTCCAAATTCGCCAGAGGAAAAACTAGATTGTATCGGTGACGCTTTTGGCATCGCTTACCGCCTAATTGTAATCCAAGGGTCGGTCGGTGCCTGTAAAGCCACCCGCTCAAAAGCATTGGCCTTTTTCGCCTCGGTGATAGATTTAGTGTATAAAGCTTCAATGTTTGCGATTTTAGAATTTGATTGAGTTATTTCTTCAGCCAGCGCCAAGGCAAGAGCCGCAGAAAAAGTCTCCCTAAAAAGCGGGTCCATTTCGTTGGGGTCGGTGACATCGTAAATGTATCTGAAATTCAACGGGCCTGTGTCGTTGGTCAAAAGCTTTCGCCCTTCAATCTGCCAGTCTAGATCATTGAAATTAAAGTCAGGGTCGGGATTGAGAAGCCTGACAAAATCTGCCGGCAGAGTGTATGAAGTGGTTTTTCCAAAAGCTGGCGGCGTTGAATCTTCCGCAAGCTGCACCCTTCTAGCCGCGAACGACCATGGGTGCTTTCGTAGTTCCGCAAGCTTTATCGGCTCAAAAGCTGCTGAAACTGAGCGGCCATTACGAGAGTCTTCATCCAAACTTACGATGCGCTTAGCGCCTAAGTGTTGTAAACACCTGTTTGCTATCTCAACTTTCGTAGCCATTTAGTCGCCCTTAATATTTTACTTTGCTCAAAGACGCATACAAGCCTGCTGCTGAACCCCCGTTCAAAAACATTCTGTATCTGCCTTGAGGTAGGTCGTAGTTATACACACCGTTCGCGTTGATTGTCGACGAGTTTATATTGACCCAAGTGCCGTCAACATGTTCGAGCTGAAGATTAAGCGCAGTAGGAAATGAAGTGGCCGTGACAACCAGTGCCGCACGACCGCCCACAAACTCTTGTCCCGCTTCTTCCGTCAGGTCAGCTTTATTGTCTAATAAACGTAGCGCTTGCGAGTGACCCATTAGTAATCATCGCCTTTTAGGATACGATTTTTAATCATATCAAGGTGCTGAATAACTTCTGTCTTAGTCAACCCAACAGCATCGTCAACAACAACTTCAATGTCCTGACTTGGCGAAGACGCTCCGATAGTTACGTCTTCTTCAACATCGCCTCGGTTAATCCCATAAATGATATCAGCCATATGGCCCCCTTATTACAAGAGTTCCGCAAAAAATACGGAACCCTGCAAATTGAAATTACTCTGCGTATCGAACTTTCAAAGCAATGTCGTCTGCCGCGTTGATCGCTGTAGTAAGCGTCAAAGCAACGTCGTACATTAGGTTCGGGTCTTCAGTCAGACCCAAAGCTTCCCAAACGAAAAGCTCAGTGTCTTCGATTCCGAAAACGCCTGATTCGTGCGTGACATCGCTGTTTGCAAGCGCCGAAGCTAATGACTGTGCGCTTGCGAAGAAATCAGCGTCAACCACTGCACCGCCATCTAAAGTGGTGCGGTAAAGACCGATGTCGGCAGCCCCCGCCGTCGCAGCGCCGTCGCAGCTAAGCAGAACTTGGCTGACACGCGCGTTGGAAGGGATTGTCGCAAGGACGTATTTTGACCCGATGCTGTCGCCAGAGTTCGCAGTGATGCGGCCTGCGGCCTCATTCATTTGCCCTTTGACGATAGCAGAGTTTGAAATGACTTTTGGTGAGGCGTCGCGGTTAGAAACTGCGGCACCTTTTAGTGTTACAACTGCCATGGTTTACCCCCTTATTCCGCGCACTTGATTTCAACGATTTTTTCTTCTTCGATACGAGTCGCACCGGCTGTCATGTAGACGTAAGCTTGGAAAGGATGACCTTTCAAGTCTTTACGCTGATCGATGTCAGTGGTGATGTCGTTCCAAAGTCCAAGGTGCATACCAGACTTGGCGTAAACAGGCACTCGGCGGTAGCTGTTTGTGTCAAGCCCGATTCGCTCACAATGAACAAAGTTCATTCCAAGGAAAGAGTTCAAACGACCGTCAACTAGAACCGGCTTCTCGTTGTAATCAAGGCTGATTACCTGAGCTTCTGCAAGAAGGTTATCCTCTTGTTCCGCTGTGATTACGCAGTAGATTTCTTCCATGTCCATGTCGACTTCGGCAGCTTTCAACTTCTTACGAGCTTCACGAAGCTTAGCCACTGTTAAACCAGTGTTTGAGCTTGCGCCAAAGTTCACGTCCACTTGCTGCTTCGCAGGGAAAGCAGTGTTCGCCGATCCAGACTTACCCGTTTTGGCAGCACCAAAGTAAGCTTCGATGATGATGTCATCCAACTGACGACCGGCGGCCATGACAGCGTTCATTACTGTTGGACTTTCAGGGTCAGTGACTAGACGCAATTTATCGAAACTGTCGATAAGCTGGTTCAAGTCGTAGTCAGAAGGAAGAACCCAACGTCTGTCAGTCGGAGCGTCTACACGACCGATTGGCTCAAAACGTCCAGTAACTTCTTGCATTGCTACTGCTCCGATTTGATCGACTGGGCTCGCTTGTTCACCAACATAAGAATCAGAAGTTACGGTGTTTCGTAGCTTTGAGCCTTTTTGTTGCAACAATAGTTCGATGTTGGTGGCGAACTGTTGTGCGTAATGAGTAGGAATGTTCACAGACATTTTATTTCCCTTTCAAAAAATTAAACACAATTCTGTCTTATTTCTCGAAGGGTTTGTCCGAAGGAATCGGGGCCGCTTCTTACCTTATGGTGCCAAGGTCACAGCACTCGTCTTTGTCCGAGTGTCAACTGGGGCCGGTCAGATATCTACCTGACCGGATTATCCAGAGTGAATAAGGTAAGTGAAAATTAAAAACTAGCAGATGTCAACTAGCCGTGGGCCATTTGATGCAATCTGCTCATTTCTTGACGAGCGTCTAGGTCGCCAGTGGTGTATCGCTTCACAAAGCCTGGATCAGACTTAAGCGCTTCAATGCGTGACTTGGCTTGCTGTGGCGTCAATAAATTGCCGCCGATGTTCTGTGCAGGCGCACCGCCAGCCCAATTAGCTTCCCCAAGTTTCGTGCCGATTGACTGCATCATCTTCATAGTGCCGTCAAATCCAAGGGTTTTCTCAAGGGCGTCAATGGCTTCAGCAGGAATGCCAAACTCACGAACAGCCGCTTGCGCTTGGGCAATGTTTTGGTGATACGCTTGCCCCCACTCTTTTTTGAGGTCTAGTTCTTGAGATTGAACTTGCTTTTGATATGAATCGGCCATCTCAACTTTTTTAGCTTCTAAAAACTCGCTGTATTTTGTGACAACATCTTGCGCCTGCTGAGTTGTAAGATTCGCCCCGTGAAAAGTTTCTTTCGCCCAATCAACAAAAGACGTGTCGTCACCTTCAGCTTTTAGCCCGTAGTCGTTCGGTGTCGGAGGTTTACCGAGTTTAGAATAGACGTCGTTCCACCCGATATCTTCAGCCGATTCAGGAAGTTTAAGAAGACGGTCTTGTGGAACACCTTTTAGTTTCTCAAAGTTTCGATAACTGCTTACCAAATCCGCAGGCGTCTGAAAATGCTTTTGCTTAACATAATCTTGCATATCCGCAGGTAAACCATCCACCCACGATGTGCTTAACACTGGGTCAGCAGAACCGGATGCAGGTGCAGGACTTGGAGATGAACTAGGTGTCGGCGTTGGGCTAGGTGTTGGCGTTGGTGACGGTGACGGTGTAGGTGTATGTGTTGGCGTTGGTGACGGTGTAGGTACATCTGACATTAATTATCCTTTCGATATAATTCTACGAGTTCTTCGGGATTGAGATTCAAGTAGTTTTGGATACGAAGCCACACTTCTCGCCTTCCTTCCAACACCGCATGAATGCGTGGGTCAGGATGAAACGCAGTTTCGTTAGCCCGGCAAAATTTCGCCAGGTCTTTTAACACCGCTTTCGCGTGATTACTCTCATCAAAAGTAAACTCATACGCAGTCTTACGGTCTCGAAAGAATAGTTTTAATTTTTCAAAAATGGTCATCTTAACCTTGGGTCGCTTTGCTCACTGCCGCTACACTTGGCGCAGCTTGGATTGCTTGCTGCTGTTGCTGTTGTTGCGCCCTAGCTTGCCGCTTCCGTTGAATATCTTCAAGACTATTCAGCCATTTAGTCGGCACAGCATTGATGTCGGCCAAATCAGGAATGATCGCATCCATATTAAAATGGTCAAACCCTGAAACGTCTCCTGTTGCCTGTGCGTGCCCAATGGTCATCTCAAAAGTACGCATAAGCCCCGCGGCTTCGCCTGAGCGTTGAGCCCTTGAAAGCGGCGAATCATATATGATGTCAAACGCGGCGCCCGCTTCTTGCACTACTGGAGGCGGTTCAGGAAGCATTCCCATTCGAGACAGCAAATCCAGCTCGCGCTCAATTTGAGGCCCAAGCCTTTCAGACTCTTGACGGCCAAGAGTAGGCGCAAGCAATATCCCTTTTTCCTTGGTTCGCTCTAAAACTTCGGTCGCAGTCATCTGCGGATTTTCAGTGAGAATCTGAAACAAAGTAACAAGAAATGAGTCTTTAATAAGCTGACGCTCATCTTCCATCATATCCCGGCCTGCGTTCACATTGCCGACCGGTAAGGTCTGGACAAGGGGCCGCCCGTCCTTAGTCACGCCCCCGGCGTTAGCCGCTCCCGGGATTACCGAAAAGTTATCCAAAATCCCATCGTCATGGACCAAGTACACAGGGTCAACGGCGCGGTGGCCTTGCTTAAGAAGCGTTTTCTTTTGTTCGTTCAGTGTCTTAATGGACGGCAAAATTTCCATTGCAGGACTTCGCCCGTAAACTTCATTCGGCGCTTGCTCATATCTAGAAGGCGCATATGGAAAAGTATTGAACCCGCCTTCTTCGATGATTTCCTTGACGCCCATCTCAACGTAAAAAGATGCAAACCTCATTCCTTTAAAATCGGCTCTTGAAAGGTCAAGGTCTTCGTTAGGGCCGACGTAGTGCAAAAATTCATATTCATCTTCAGGATGCGTTTCAAGTTTATTGACAAGCGCACTTGAAAGACGTTCTTCGCCAAAGCGCTGAACAGCTTGGCGCACTGTCATCTTGAAACACCTAACAACAGTGTCGATGATGCCTTGATGATTTTCAGCAAAAAATAGCTCTGCCAAGTGGACATTCTTATATCGCACCCCACGCTCGGGCTGTCCCATAAGTTCGTCAATGAAAAGCCCGGCAGAACCAAAAGCCCCGAGATTTTTAAACGACATCTGGTTTTGACCAGAAAAATTCGCACTCGGCGCATATCTCGCTCGAAACAATATCTTATTGACTTCTTCATAATACAGTCTCGCTTGACGGTTCTTCCTGAGCTCACGGTCAGCAGGAATAAGTTTGTGCCATTCCTGATTACGAGGCGTGAGCAGTGAGTCGAGAATCGCGGCAAACCTATTCAGAGCGACCATGGCGGTCGAGTCAAAAACTTCCTGATTTCTTTTTTCGCCCTTGGTCGCATAGTTTGAATCGAAACTGTCTTTGACTTGAGGGTAGATTCTTTCGGCTACTTCTTCCCAGTGCGATTCCCAGTTGTATCTGTCAGCTTTTAAGTGGTCATAAAGGGCGCATATCGCGTCTGCTTTGTTTTCGCCTAAAGCCATATTAAGACCCGATCAGCGTTCGGCGCGCAAGGTTAGTTTCGTCTTCTTCAACACCTGAAGGGCCTGTGAGCAGCGTTCGTGAACGTGAGCCTTGGGCCTGGCGTCGTTGGTCAAGTCTTTCTTCTTCGGCGATGGCTGCGTCTTGCTCGCGCTGCGCTTGATCTTGCCTGGCCTTCTCTGCCGCCTGCACTTGCGCATCTTCGGCTTCTTCAGCAAGCCTTCGGTTTTGGCCTGAGATTTCGCCAACAAGTGGGTCGACAATTCCTTCAACTGTGTCCCGGATCGGGTTGTCAATGCCGATGGCGTCGGTAAGGAAACCGCCTGTTGCAGTGTCGACAGCAAAATCAGCCGCACCTTCAATAATATCTTCGATTGGATTTCTACCGCCCATCACACTTCCTTTGCGAAAACAAATTCTTTGAAATCATATCCCATTTTTTGGAAAGCTTTGAAATACTTTTTGCCGGGTGGCATTTGCCGCCATATCATGTCGGCGCCCATTCGGCTTAAAGCGTCATCACACCACAGAAAAAACTTTAAGCCAATGCCTCGGTGCGCAGGCTCGATGTAAGTCATAATCTGATCGGCCCTGAGCGTTGTCTTCACTCTTAAGTCTCGACTGAAGACAAACATTGAGTACCCGATAAGCTTCCCGGATTCAGTACGAACGGTGAAGAACTTCAAGGCACCTCGCCTTTCCATGCGGAAGTGGGCCTCATAATCTGGATCAATGTCTAGGTCTGGATTCCAGCCTGTCTCTTTCTGATTGGCGTGATAAAGCGGAAGGGCTTCGCCTAAATTACAAATTTCTTCTAGACGCTCTATGTCAAATTTAACCTTACCCGAACACTTTGTAGTCAGTTCCATGAACAGGCCCCCGCCCCTGACGTCTTCTTCTCGAAAGATTCCTGTCTTTCCTAGCTGGGTTGACGGCAAATGTCACGGCCAAAGCATCGCCGTGGTCAGGTGACGACAGGCCGCGCTTCTTCATTTTTTCTTTTGACTCTAATTTAATTTTATCGGATTTGTTGAAGTCATAAGTCGGGCCTACCAAGTCGTCATGCAATGATTGGTCTTCATCAATCATCCCGCCTCGTAACCACTCGCGCATCTTAGCCCATATTTCGGTGCGCTTGTCGGCCCATTCTTCTTCAGAACTTCTTTCACCGAACCACACTTCTTCGACTGAGTAGCCCATTTCGCGCAAGCGGTCGATAACTCCTGTGCCGTTTCCGGCGTCGATGGCGACGGCATCCGGGTCAAGTTCATCAATCCAGAACGCGCACTCGTTTGCCACTTCCATGTTGTCTTTGCCTTTCAGGACAACGGGCTCGATGCTTCTGCCGTCTCGCCCCCGGCGAAAACGGATCACTGTAGAGTCATCACCAAAGCGAGCAATGTCCACGCCCATGATAAGCGGAGCATAAGGGTCAAGGTCGACTTCTCTTTCGCAAGCGCCGTCAACAATCTCACGGCTTATGAACTGCGAGTCACCTTGTCTTGGGAACTGCCCCTTAACCTCAATTCTGGCTTCGTCCGAATCTTCGCCGTGCTTATCAATGATTTTTTGAAGGACTCTTTTGTCAGTGCCCTCAACTGTTCTAGAATCAACATTTCGGTTCTTCCAATACTTTCTTGCTGCATGGAAAGTCTCGTAAAATTCCCCTGTGTTGCGACGAGGGTTGGAAAAGCAAAACCAATACCTGTGAAGCTCAGGCTCCGTAAAGAACCCCTCGGTCACAGTCCAAATAGGTTTTGGGATACCCGACGCTTCATCAAAAATAACCAAGATGCCGTTGGGGTTGTGGATACCTGCAAAAGCGTCTGGGTTTTCTTCAGACCAAAGTTGCGCTTCAGCGTAATAGTACCCTGTGCCCACACTTAAATCTTTTTCGACTAGATCTTTATACCACTGTGCAGGTCTCAGAGTCAGCGCCGTTCGCTCAAACCAGTGCTTATTGATTGAAAGAGTGTGCCACTTGCCGAGCTCAGCCCATGTTCTTGATTTAAGCTGTGCCTCGGTGTTGGCGGTGGTAATGCTTGTAGCCCCGATGTGAGTGGTCATGTGCCACTGATTAAGCCATGCAGTGAAGGTAGACTTGCCGATTCCACGGCCTGAAGCGAAAGACGCCTGATACATTATCGGATCTTCACCGTTAGCGATCCGTTCCTTGTTCTGACGAATGTGGTCAGTGATGGCGTGGGCCTCATCAAGCTGCCACGCTCTTGGTTCTTTAAACTTATAGAGCGGCGTGTTTTCTTTTCCCCAAGGATAGACGAACATCAGGTATGCCGCAAAATCATCAGCAAGCTGCGGATCCCAAAGTTCCGTCATCAATGACATCTCTTCTTTGGCGGAGTATATCGGCTCTTGTCTAGGCATTAATCAAGAATACTTGCGTCGTCTGTTTCGTCAACCAGTTCAACGCCGTTTTCTTCGAGAATCTTTTCGTACTCTGCACATTGCTCGGCTAAAGCCTCGTTTTGTTTTTTAAGCTCAGTAATTTCTTCTTTTGCCGCAATGAGCTTCATCTGATCGACAGTCAGCGGCGGCCAAATGTGCTTACACTTGTCACAGTATCTAGTAGACCTGTGATCTTTGCTGACGGCGTACTTGTCGTGCCCACACTTCGGACATTTTTCTTTTAGCTGTCTGTTAGCCATGTTTTCCCCCTGATAAAATATGCGTATCCGATATATTCCCGTTTTATAGCAGATGTGTAATTAAAAATCCCGTTTTTAAGGTCGGCCCGCCAAATGTACTTCATAGCAGCTAGTTGCGAAAGCTTTTTAGCGTCAACACTCATCTGGCGCCACGGTGTCGGGTATTGATTTTTTCTCAAGAGCGCCATCAATGTCAGCCAAGACTTCGAGCACCGTTTGGCGAACAAGCTCTTCCACTTCCGGCGTTTCGAGAAGTTTGTTAAAATACCGCCCGAGCGATATTTCAGGTTCAGTGTTATCGGGCGCGTTGTAGAGTTCCCACTTTTCGCCTAGAGACACAGACGTTATAGAATATGAGTCGTCAAACTCATCAACAATGCGCCCCTGTGGATTTAGGTGAATGTACCATTGTTTGTTGCCCCATTCTGAGCTTCTGATCTTTTTGCCCGCCATCAAAGCAGTCATCGCTTCCCCAAAGTTCATTCTCTTACTCATATGAAACCCCTTTCTTACACACCGCTTTCGGCGGGTTGCCTGATATTTCAATAATGTCACAATCAAATTTGCAGGACTGGCCTTTGGTCTCAGTGAGATTAATTAGGCCGGCCAAGGTCGCTATGAGTATCCCGACAGTCACTAAAAACGCGCCCACCCCTATGATTCTCACTTCCACACCTGCCCCCTAAAAATAAACCGCCACAAATTCGGTGTAAGCAACGTGAACCCGTGGCGGCCTTAATCCAATCCCTTGACTTCAGAAACTATGGGCAGTTTTGCAGATAGTCAAATTTTTCGTGAAATTAATTGCGGTCTACTCAATAAGTTGCGACGTGATGCGCTAATGGTGCTCGATAGCGCACAAGCTGGAGGTTTTTGGGCAATGGTTGTGCATGTAGTGCAATAATCCTGCAGAAATTTATACAATATTTGTTGCAATTGGACTCTTCAGAACCCTTGTGGTCGTTCCGAGCTATGCGCCGACATACAAGTATATCGGAGTTGTGTCGGTTTACTTGTATATCGAAAATAAAAATAAAAAATATTTAGCCTCATGTAGAAAATTTTAAAAAATAGTTCGCTAAGGTACCGTTGAAGTGATACCGCCGGCCAGAGTTTGGGGGTGGGGTGGGGGCACCCCCGGGGGTCAAAAACTTATAGACCGACACAAACCACACGAATCCCTAGTAATTTCAATATGTTCGATCAAAACAGGGGCTTGTGTAACATAATGGAAATTATCAGAGGGCTTTGTTATCTAATTAACATCATTAGTCTTTTAAAGACGTATTGCATTTGTGATACTAACTTACACTATTATTAGCTGAATATGTCGTCATCAGCAGGCGCAGGCAATTGACTTTGTTGGTTGATGAACTCGTCCAAATATTCATTTGTGTCGGCTGACTTAGTAAGCTCAATCACTTCACCGGACTCAATGCCAGCGCGCTTTTTTGCTTCGGACAACGCTTCGCCAACTGAAATCTTTTGTTCAATATTTATGTTCAACTGGTCGCCGTACTCTTTAGGCTTTCGTTTTGAAAGAAGCCATCGAAGATTATCGGACTTAACCCGCGCCGTAAGCGGGTCTGCGTATTGATCCGCGAGGTCCAATAAATCATCTGCGTTTATCTCAAACCCTGATTCACGCGCGAGCTGAAAAGCGGCGGTGAAGCTATAGTCCTGTTTTCTGAATTTGAAGAACTGTAATGGCTCTATATTTATTTTGGCGCATATTTTTCGTATTGACCAGCCTTCGGCTGCGTACTTCAAAGCCTCTAAAAGCTTCTCTCTTGGAATCTCAACTGGTGGCCCCGGAGGTCTTCCCATAAAAATTACACTCCTCGTATCTATATGAGACTGCATTAGGTGGCAGCTCTTATCAATGAGATACTAGACCAATGACCTCCAATCAAAAATTATCCGCCAAAGTCCTTTTTCTCGTCGCAGCGCCTAACACGTACCTATCGGTCATCGCCCTTCATTACATCACTCACCGCAAAAACCCTCTAATCCTTTTACTCGGCCTCAACTTGCTAGCGACCGAAAGCATCCTCCCTCACATATATTTTTCGGTCCTAACATTCGCCGCCCATTTAATTATTTACATATTCAATCGAGCCAAAATCACCACGCTCCGCCAAGTTCTCGCCTCAGTCTGTCCGAGATTGTCTCAGACACCTCTCTGAATCTCAGACAAAATCAGACATCAAAAAACTCAATAATTTTAAATATTTATATTTCTATTTCTTACTTTTCTTACTTTTATTATTAAAAAGTAATATAAGTAATATATAAAAACAGCTATATAAGAATATCTTATGTATTATAAATAAAGAATATTTTTATTTTTATAAAAAAGCATAAGGATTTCAAACTTCATCAGACACACCCAGAAATCAGACCGGACACGATTAAATGCCTGATATCACTTAGCTTTTTCATGTCTCACTTGGAAAACACATCTCAGACATGTCTGAGTATTTCTGACTGCACCGCATCAAAAATTACTCTCCTAAATATTCCTTATTTTTTTAGCATTAATTTAGCTTATACCAAACGCCTAGAAAGGACCTCGACACCGACCATTTAACGCCTAATTAATTAAATTCCGCCAATTAATTAAATTCCGCCAATTAATTAAATTCCGCTAATTAATTAAATTCCGCCAATTAATTAAATTCCGCCAATTAATATAATTACCCTTATTTTCCACCTCAAATAAAACAAATAATATTTGCCTGTAAATGCGCCCCTGCACCAAAAAGATCGACAAAAACCCCCGTTTCTCGTATCCTTTGCCTCACCATGCCATTCAAGCGAAACACTGCCAGCAATCAAAAATTCCCCATGTTCAAGCCCTCGCGCGATAAGCGCCTGGCCGAGCAGGAATATATCGAGGTGCCAGTAGATGAAAACGGGCTGAAGTACAACATATTGAACCGAAAAGATCTGTATTTTAAAAGATATGTGTATGAGCAAAAAACCGGCAAAGAGTGGCCCGGAAACGGATTAAATTTGTCGCCCAGCGAAGAAAAATTTTTGCGCCTTACTATGGCCGAAAGAATCATTTTAAAATTCGACGGGCCTCAAAACTTAGCCAAGGCATTAAGAAAGCACGACAACGAAACTGGACAAAAGTGGAATAATTCAACTGTGTACCGATGGCTATGGCCGAAGGGTAAACATGATGGAACGGGCGGCATTATACCGTTAAAATATCATTCTTTGATTAAGCGTGTCGCACGCATTGAGGGTGTTCTATTAGAAGAAAGCGACTTTATTTCATTTCCTAGGTAGGCTTTGGGCTATGAGCCGCCCAAAGAAGCAAAAAGACACCGCTGAAAAAGTTGAAAACGCAAAAACTATTTTAGGTCGGCCAGCGCTGGAATGGCTTTCTGAGCGCCGTGAGCATATATCAGATTTTGAAGCTTGTTTTGTTGAGGGCCAAGAATTTGGGCTAGTTGAGCTCATGCCAAGGCACTGTGAGGCCGAAAACCATGAATATCTATATCATGTAGACCCTTTGAGTAAGGATGCGCCCGAAAGCCCGCACGATCACATTTGCAAGTGTGACCCCGTTTTGATCTATTTAGACGAAAATCTTAATGCTGTGTGGCTGCACAGATCGATGGATCACTGATTTAATCAACTGCTATATGGATTTCGACACCGAAGAAATTGACAAAGCCACCGCCCACAAAGCCGAAAAACGTCTTAAGCGAAAGCCGTCTGCGACAAGATCGCAGCCAAAAGCCCACGCGTCGACCATTGCGGCGCTTGAAAAAAGGCCCTATGTCATAGGGTGCGATCCAGGGCTTGACGGAGCGCTGACTGTGCTTGATCCGCTAGAAAACCGGATTGTGGACGTGATCGACGTACCCACATTCGGTGTCAAGACATCATCAAGCTATAAAACAAGCGGGATAGACAGACATGTAGACGTTCACAGCCTTGCCATGAGTCTAGATGTATATGGGCCGCTGACGGCCTTCTCAGTGATTGAGCGCGTAGGGGCGATGCCTGAGCAAGGGCTGGCGAGCACGTTTAAATTCGGCCTTGTTACGGGCCAAATATGGGGCATCTTGGCGTCGCTCTATGTGCCAGTATTCCCAGTCAGGCCGCAAGCGTGGAAACTAGCCCTAGGGCTTGACTCTGATAAAATGAAATCCGTTAAGATGGCGCGTGAGCAATGGCCGACATATAAAAACAATTTCAGGCTAAAAAAGCACAATGACCGCGCCGAATCCGCACTGATGGCGTTTTGGGCTTTCAGAAATATAAGGTTTTAAGTAGCTTATAAAAACAAACTTCCAAGAAAGGGGATTTCATGCCAGAAGGAAAAGGTTACGGAAAAAAGAAAAAATCAAGCGCATTTGCCAACATGTTCAAAACGCCGGGGCAGATTGCAAGGGGATCGGGTAAGAAGAAAAAGAAGGTCTCGACATCAAGGCGTAAGACCACAACACGCAAAAAAAGATCAGACGGTTAGTCTTCTATTTCTTCCCAGTAGCTTACGTCGCTTGAGTATTCTTTGAATGCGGCGTATGCTTCAGGGTAGGCCAATCTTAAATAAAAGTCTTCGGCCATTGCTTGGGCGAAGAAAAATCCCAAAAGCACAACCCAGACTCTCAAACTCCAAAAAACCAAATTAACAAAGATATTCATGATTAAATCATACCGACATATCGGCCAGGGCTGTGACATATTTTGTAAGTTTTTCTCAGATTGATACGCGATAAAAATATAGACTTGAAAAGGTCATACTTTTGTCATACTATGATTGAGAACTTATAACGATAAAGGGGTTTAAGATGAAATTTAATAAAAAATATGAATTCACCGGAGAAACGATCAACCACGATAACCGTATACTTAGAAGAGTTAGGCGCATAAGTGATGGACTAATTGGTGGATTCATTGAATCTGAAGATAATTTGAGCCACAAGGACAATGCTTGGGTTTCCGGCGATGCTCAGGTTTCCACAGGGTGCTGCTCTGAAAAGCCAATAATTATTGCTTTTGACAAATGGCATGCCGCGACCATAACAGACTCAATTATTCAATGGGGATGTCGTCAATTTATGGTTTGGGATCTTGAGCAATTTGAGCTGAAAGATTGCACAGAGAAAGAGATTTGGAACCCAGACGTTTTTGAAACGCAAAAAAGGATTGTTCTAGAAGCGGCTAAACTGAAGTGGGGGCTAGAGTGACCCATTAAAAAACTCGTATTGATACGCGATAAAAATATAGACTTGAAAAGGTCATACTTTTGTCATACTATGATTGCGAACTTATAACGATAAAGGGGTCTATCAATGTCAAAAGCTTACAAAGTGATCACTGACCAAATCATTGAATTAATGGAAAATAACCAAACACCTTGGGCCAAACCGTGGTCTATGGGCAAATTATCTGCGCAAGCTAATTTTATTTCGGGCAGGCCATACACTGGCGCGAATGCTTTCTTTTTGGCGATGACGTCGCACATAGAAGGCAAGTCTAATTTTTGGATCACTTTTAATCAAATCCGTAAAGCAGGAATCAAGCTCAAAAAAGGCTCAAAGTCTACTGCCGTCATTGGCTGGTTTAACCTTAAAAATAAAAACGCAGATGATGAGAAAGACACCGACAAAAAGACTGGCAAGGGCCAAGAAACTATCAATTTACGCGCGTCTTATTACCGTGTGTTTAACATTGATGATTGCGAACAGTTGACCGACTCTATGGTTAAAAAACTAAAAGATACCGAGCCCGAGACTTTCGAGCACGACCCGATCGACGCTGCGGAAAAAGTCATAAATAACATGCAGCCTAAAATCGAATTTGGTCGAAACGCTGCTTTTTATGTTCCTTCAAAAGATTTCATCGGCATGGTCGATAAAGAGCGTTTCGAGACTATCGAGTCATATTACGGCGTTTTGTTTCATGAGCTAACACACTGGACAGGCCACAAATCAAGACTGGACAGAAAAGAAATCGGCAAAAAAGCCAGCTTCGGATCTGAAGAATACAGCGAGGAAGAACTTTGCGCTGAGATGGGATCGGTATTCATTTGCAGTGAGATAGGGTTGAGCACTGAATCAAATTTAAGAAATTCAAGCGCATACATTAAAGGCTGGCTCAAGTTTATCAAAAGCAATCCGAAAGCTTTTGTGATGGCCTGTCAAAGAGCCCAAAAAGCCTGTGATTATGCTTTACAGAGAAACCAAAAAGGCGGTGAGTAATGAGCAGCCATCCAGACGACGCAAAAACCATATATAAAGAAGGACGTTTTCAGATAGTGAGAGAATCACTACCCAAAAACGACACCGAGACCGAATTTAAATATTTCATCGACGACGAGACCGGCAAGTCATGGGGGTCAACATCTGATCCAATCAAGGCCGTCAAGTTTGTCGCATATTTAATCGAGAAAGGGGCATAGCATGAAACGCACTATTATTTTTTCATTTCTATTTTTATCTGCATGTGGGGGCTCGGGCTCATCAAGCCCTCAAACTTCAGAGCCACAGACAAGCGTCATAAGCATATGGTCGAGCGGATCTCTAGTGTTTGATTTCAATGGCGCAAGTTTTGGCAAAGCCAATGAGATGGCGATTGTATATCCTGACGGGCTCATATGTGATTGTCAGTTCATACTTTCAGGAAGTGAGCAGCAAGGCCAACTCATGGTCGGGGCCTGCCCTGCGATTCCTACAATCGGGCAAGCTCGATGCAATGTTTTCGGCGGAACCTATGATTTCACAAGATCAGGCCCAAGCAGCGTTGTGGTTTGCGGGCCAAATAACTCAACAGATTGCGGCGATTGGGGGCTTGAATGAGCAATAAACCGGCAATTTCATTAAGGCCAGATCCCGAACTTGTGCAAGCGGCCAAAGATAAGGGCTTGAACTTACGGGCTTTACTAGAGGACGCCATAAAATCTAGAATAAATACTTGCCCTCACTGCGGGGCTAAGTTAAAAAAGCCACCGACAAAGAAGCCCTAAAGCTTGCAAAAATTTTTGGTAAAGCCCCGAAGCCCCCACAGGTGACGGGGCTTTATTTTTTAGACTCAAAAACACATAGCCCCGGCACGGGCTAGGCAAATTTTTTTTGAAAAACTAAATTTCAACTTTACTTAAAACGCTATCTCTTAAACTTTTTCTTTTTGAATTTAATTTCTGTGATTGCCCACATATCAATGATGCAATTCTTTGGAATAATCATGTTGCAGCATGAATCTTTGTTTTCAAAGTTCACCGACACAGAGACCGTGAAGCTTCCGGGCGCTTCTTTGACAAGCCTTCCCACTGCGTGAACCTCGCAAGGCTCGGACAAAATGTCGTCCCAGTCTGTCCAGTCATCCTGAGAGTGTGGGTCATGGAAAAGTATATAAACTAAAGAGTCGGTAATTGGCCTGTCCATCGCCCCGCCTTGTTTAAAACCATTGGAATGAAATAAGGAACACCGTAGATGACGACTCCGCATCCGAGTGTTGGTTTGTCTCTTAATTTTTTGCCGTAGGCAAAAGCGTAAGCTTCTGCGTCGATTAAGCAGCCCGTGTTAAGACCAAAAATGAGCCCCGCTTCACTATTTGACCAAGTAACGCCGCCGAAAGTGTGAATGTGGCCGATGCTTGTTGACATTCTGTTTTTGGTGGCGGCTCTGATTGCCGCATACATTCCTGAAACCCCTTCGCCGTGCTCAAAAAGGATATTGTCGATCTTCCAATTTTGCCGCCAGTGATTCCCTTTAGGCGCTTCCATGAAATCGGCATAGTCTTTCAAAAAAGCTTTTGGTATTCCTGAGTTATGCGCTTTGATTAGTGGTCTTGCCGTGTGGTTTGAAATGCAGAATTTAGAAACCGGAAACACATCGTAGTATTGCCGCATAAAAGCCAGCGCGCCGTTGTGCTCCATGCCGGCAGAAAGACCGTCTGGATTACTCGGCCATTTCCCTAACGCGTGAGCGTCGATTTCATCGCCTTGATTCACAACACAGGATTTTTTGTCGCTGATATAAAACGTGTCTTTGATCTTCTTAAGAAAGTTAAGGCTGTCCTTGTGGGCGAAAGGTGCCTGCAAGTCACTCACGCAGATGATTGAATCAAACATAAAAGCCCCTGGCTTGAACCTACCAAGTGCGTGAATTTTGATTTAGTTAAGACTTGATTTCTGGGCTTTTAGCTAGTCTTCGTAGATCGCTAAAACTTCGACATTGGCGCCAGTAGTGATTGACCATGCGGCGTTTTTGCTTTGAGCTTTGATTTCTATTGAGTGAGTATCTTTAGCGCCGACAGCGCCGTCATAGATTTTAATAGACGTGGCCCCGTCAATCAACGTGACGTCTCCGACGCCTGTCGAAGCTGTAGGGACGACGACAATCCGCACGAGCATGTCGCCCTGTTTGCCGCCGACCTTGGCGATTTCTGA